GCTATCATTCCAGTTAGATTGGATTCTGCTAGGCACACCTCCTAATCCAGCTAAAGTATATTCAGGAACATTTAGCGTACTTCCAACTAAAGTTGAAGGACCTGAATTTCCTGTAGTAGTTAATGAACCTAATATAGCACTAGTTCCTGAAGTTCCACTCACACCCTGCAACCCAGAAGTTCCATTAGATCCATTGGTTCCATTTGTACCATTTGTTCCAGAAGTACCACTAGTACCTGAAGTACCATTTCCACCAGATGTACCATTTGTACCACTAGTTCCAGTTGTCCCACTAGTTCCAGTTGTACCTGATGTACCCTTTTCTCCTGATGTACCATTTGTACCAGATGTACCATTTGTACCTGATGTACCTGTAGTACCAGAGGTTCCTGTTGTACCAGATGTCCCTGTTGTACCATTAGTTCCAGAAGTACCTGCATTACCAGAAGTACCGTTTGTGCCTGATGTTCCTGTTGTACCACTAGTACCTTTAGCACCAGATGTACCATTAGATCCACTTATTCCACTAGATCCATTACCCCCACTAGCTCCAGCTAAGTTAACTGTCCAAGAACTAAATGTTCCTGAGCCAACTGTAGTGGTAGGAGTATCAAAAGATAAGGCTCCATTTATAGCGTTGTAAGATATAATTAAAGAATCTTGGTAGTGAGTAGCATCGTATACAATACGAATAACTTGAGCTGCTGTATAAGCAAGTCCTGTTGCTACTGTTATAGCACCATTATTACCAAGAGTAAATGCAGTTGTTGAAGTTGTTTGATATCTATCACCGTTTATTCCACTTGTACCAGATATACCGCTAGTGCCATTTGCACCAGTTGTACCATTGGTTCCAGATGTACCAGCTGTACCACTAGTGCCATTTGCACCAGTTGTTCCATTAGAACCATTTGCACCAGTTGTTCCATTTGTACCAGATGTGCCAGTTGTTCCACTAGTACCAGTTGTACCTGATGTTCCAACAGTACCACTAGTTCCAGTAGTACCAGTTGTTCCGCTAGTTCCTGTTGTACCTGTTGTTCCACTAGTACCTGTTGTTCCACTAGTGCCTGTTGTACCACTTGTTCCATTAGAACCATTTGTTCCACTTGTCCCATTAGATCCATCAGTTCCTGATGTACCGTTTGTTCCAGAAGTACCAGATGTGCCAGTTGTACCTGATGTACCACTAGAGCCATTTGTTCCACTAGTTCCATTTGTACCACTTGTACCAGAAGATCCATTAGTACCAGCAGTTCCATTTGTACCACTTGTACCACTAGTACCTACTGTACCACTAGTACCTGCTGTACCAGATGTTCCATTTACTCCAGCAGTTCCAGATGTACCTCGTGTACCATTTACACCAGAAGTACCAGCTGTACCACTTGTTCCTGTTGTACCAGAAGAACCACTTGATCCGTTAGATCCACTTGTACCACTAGATGCACTTGTACCACTTGTACCTGTTGTGCCACTAGTTCCAGTTGATCCAGAAGTTCCTGTAGTACCTGTTGTACCAGATGATCCAGAAGTACCAGATGATCCAGCACCACCAGATGCACCAGCCAAGTTTACACTCCATGAAGAAAATGTACCACTACCATTAGTTGTAGTTACATTTACAGATAAGGCTCCTGTTCCGCTGTTATATGAAATAACAGGACCAGTCATATCATTACCTACGCTGTTTGCTATAATAGCACTTTGTCCAATCGTATAAGATAAACCTAATCCAACTGTAAGGTTTTGTGTACCTGTACCAATTGTTAAGTTAGTAGAAGACGTTGTTGCATATATATTACCAGAGATACCAGATGTACCTGCTGTTCCATTTATTCCAGATGTACCTACAGTTCCTGAAGATGCAGAAGTTCCACTTGATGCACTTGTTCCAGAAGTTCCTGTTGTTCCAGAAGATCCTGTTGATCCACTTGTACCACTAGTACCATTTGTACCAGAAGTACCAGTTGTTCCACTTGTTCCATTAGCTCCTGATGTACCACTTGACGCACTTGTTCCTGAACTACCAGATGTACCAGATTGTCCTGAAGAAGCTGAAGTACCACTAGATGCAGAAGTACCACTAGTACCTGTAGAACCTGAAGTTCCATTTGTTCCTGAAGTTCCTGTTGTACCACTTGTTCCAGCTGTACCACTTGATCCAGATGTTGCACTAGTACCGTTAGTTCCACTAGTACCACTTGTACCTTTAGCACCACTAGTTCCACTAGAACCAGAAGAAGCTGAAGTTCCAGAACTACCAGAAGTACCATTTGTTCCACTTGTACCTGTAGTGCCTGATGTACCTGTAGTTCCTGTTGATCCAGATGTACCAGATGTACCGTTTGTACCACTTGTTCCAGTAGTACCACTTGTACCTGACCTACCACTTGTTCCACTTGTACCAGTTGATCCACTAGTAGCACTTGTACCTGATGAAGCACTAGTGCCACTTGTACCAGCTGTTCCACTAGTTCCTGATGATCCACTTGTTGCAGATGTACCAGATGAACCTGAAGAACCTGATGTACCAGAAGTTCCAGCAGAACCAGAAGTTCCACTAGATCCATCACCACCTGCTGCTCCTTGTAAATTTACAATCCATGCAGTGAATGTACCAGATCCTACTGTTGTAGAAGGTGTGTCAAAAGACAATGCACCTGTACCAGCATTATATGTTAGTAGAGTGCTCACTTGATATTCAGTGGCACTATGAGAAATAATTATTGATTGTCCAGGAGTGTATGCTAAGTTTAATCCTACAGTAAGGTATCCTGAACTACCTAATGTTAAAGAATCTGCAGATGTAGTAAAATATCTATCACCTGATAAACCAGAAGATCCTGTTGTACCAGAAGAACCATTAGTTCCAGATGTTCCAGCTGTACCAGAAGATCCACTCGTACCTGAGGAACCGTTTGTTCCACTTGTACCTTGTCTACCACTAGATCCACTAGTAGCAGAAGTACCAGATTTACCAGAAGTACCAGTTGTACCATTTGATCCACTTGTACCAGAAGTACCTGCTGTACCTGTAGTTCCTGTAGAACCACTTGTGCCAGAAGTTCCACTTGTACCATTTTCACCAGAAGTACCTGTTGTACCTGCTGTTCCATAAGTTTGACCTGAAGAACCAGAAGTACCAGACGTACCATTACCCACTTCACCTAACTTTGCATCTATCTTTTCAATAGCAAGTGTTAGGCAATCATGAGTTTGAATTCCTGTTTCAGGAAGGTTAGGTCCACTATAATCTACACAATTTGAATTAATCTCTGGAATACAACCACTTGATTGATATCCTCCACAGTTCATTCCTGGTAAACAAGCCATTTATTGTTGGTTTAAATATATTAAGAAGGAATGTACATGATATAGTAACAAGCTTTTACAGGCTGTATATTAGCGTGAGCTGTTCCACCACCTATAGCAGTATTATTTATAGATACTCCTGAAGATGTAGCACCACTCAATCCATAAGTTGCAACATCAGGAGAGTTGATACCTATATAACCATTTGTTTGACTATTGTCATTTGCTCTTGCCATTACATGTGTAGCATCGATTGTTGTTCCAGTTGTTGTACCCTGACTACCACCAAATAATAAGTGAGTATGTGTAGGATCAGTTAATGTATTAATGTGTGTATGTGCAGGAAGTTGAGACTCTGTAAGAGTTATTGTATTAGCTCCACCACTATCACCAATTGCATAATTTGGATTACCTGTATAAGAAGGATTAACTGTAGAATCTAATGCTCCACCAGGAACACTAACAATAGCACCTACAGCAACTCTTCCTCTTTTATCAGGAGTACCGTTTAATCCATTACATAAATATATATCAGTAAATCCAGGACCAGCTAAACCAGCACCAGTAACATCAAAATTAGCTAATGTACCATAATATTCTACAGCACTATATGGAACCATTCTGCTACCGTATTGTGTACTAGGAACAATACTATCTAAATAAGCTTGTATTAATGTATTTAAATCAGCTAGTTTAACATAGTTTGTATCTACATCTAAAGTCAATGCTGTTAAATTTGTTTCTACTGTACATAGCTTTGTAATAACCGCTTGTACAATATCATGAATGCCAGAAGTTGATGTAACTCCAGTTAAACATCCCACTGTAAGAGGAGCATCAATAGTATTAATTTGTGACTGTGCACTAAGAGCTTCAACTTGCAATGCACAAGCTGCTTTTACCAATGCTGTTAATACATCTATTAATGTAGGAGTTCCCTCAGGAAGAAATGATGAAACAAGAGTACAATACGCTGTTGGATCAATAGTAATGTCAATTCCAGTACCAGTTAAAAAAGAAACAACATTATTAATAAGAATTGTCTCAACAGACAATAACGTATCTCCTGTTGCAATACCTAAAGGAACAGAGCCTATTCCTGTATATCTAACACATTTATCAGATGTAATTTCAACACATCCATTATAACAATTATTACAAGACATTTTTATTTTTTTTTATTTATGAATTAAAACTTTAACTCTACTTGCTATCATCTTTACAGTGTATCTAATTGCATAATCTGGATTACAAAACTTATAAGTTAATATTCTTTTGTAATTTAAAAGATCACCAATAGCAGTTCCTGGCAGTTGATAGTTCAGAGCAAATACAATATTATTATATTGATCATTAGCTAACTCAGTTAGCTTACAATCAATCTCACTCAAAAGAGTAGGTATAGTTGTACACTCTATACAATTAGTCAATCTTGGCTGCAACATATTTAATAAGGTTTGTAACTTGTTGTGCAGCATAATTACATGCTGAACATAAGCCATTAATTAATTGACATCCACATCCCACCTTAGCCCCACAGTTTCTACAGTTTGCCATATTATCTAAAATTATTAATGTAGTTATTACCAGAACAACCACAATTACTTCTTATAAAATTATTTAACATTCTATTTGCTTGTACATATAACTTATTAGCAGTATCTACAGCACAGTTATTAGCAGCAGCAATAGATCCAGAAATCATGAAATAGATGCTAGTTAAATCAACTTTAGATTGAGTTCTAATAGCTAAATCACATTCCATCATATCTAGTTTCATAAAAGCATTATCAAACTTTTCCTGAATTAATTCAGTACGCATGATGGTTTTATTTACAAAATATGTATAAGCTGGTGCAACAGTATATGTTAAATTGTATACACCATCTGGTAAAGGTAATAAAGGTTCTCCTACAACACTAAGTCCTAGAGATGCAGAGTTGAATATATTAAAGTCATTTACATTAAAAGGAAGGGATACAGGATCAAAGCCTGGCATAGTAATAGTAATAGTTGCAGCAGTTACTACTGGAGGATCTGTATCATATGTTGATGCATCAGCAATTCCTAAAGTCAATGTATTGTAAGTAGGTATTACTAGTATATCTAAAGTCATGTTATTTAAAATAAAAATGCCAGAGGATTTGAGAATTAATCCTCTCACCCTCTGGCATAGGTTATATGATATCTACCTTTTTCCTTATGGGATTAAAGTAGTTGTTGTTGAAGTACTAGGCCAAATAGTAGTTGTAGTACTAGTTGTAGAAGTAATTGTACCACTCTCATTCAACACTGTACCCAAAGCTGCTTCTAAAACAGTTTCGATTGCAGAAGTGTATCCTGTAGGGATAGCTAAAATTACTGTACTGTCCTCTTTGATATAATCACCCCAAACATAAGCAGATTTATCATACTCATTAAATTTGATGTAATATGTATCATAAGTTGTACCATCAGTTACCCAAGACTCAAAGTTCTCGTTATAACCAACCATTCTGTAAAGATGCTTTAAGTAACCAGCTTGGTAACTATAGAAATTCTTTTCTAATTGTTGAATTTCTGCAGAAGTTCCAGATACATAAGAAGCACGTTGAGTGATAACAGGCTCAGCAACAAGATTACAATTGTCAAATACAATGAAATCTGCAGTTGTAGCTGGACCAGAATAAACGAATGTACGGAAGTACATACGATCATACTCCCAAGGGAAAGCTGCAACATCACATGGCTGACCATATTTAGTTAAAGGCTTACCAGAGATAACTAACTTAGCATTTGCATCATCTCCAATACGTTGGAATTGATAGAAAGTACTGAAAGAAATGTTGTCTGGGTTGTTACCTGGAGCTTTTGCTAAGAATTTAGCAATTGCTTGATCGATAAATGCAGGTACATCAACATCAGCACAAGGATCACCACCACATGCTAGACATGGAGCAACCACTGTAATACTACGAGTGAAACCATTGAAGTACAAAGTGTCAATGTAGCTAGAATGTGCACGCAAAGTGAACGTTACAGTATCACCAGCTTTAACATTAAAGTTACCAACTTGAGTTACTTGGTTAGCAGCAACTGGATTACCAGAAACTGTATACCATGCAGTAACATTAGAAGCAGAGATCTTATCAGATCTTTTGCTACCTTGTAAATAAGTGTTTACTCTACCTTGAGCTACGTAAAAGTATGGATAATCAGTAATATTACCAGCGTTAGCCACTGTGTAAATACTAGTGAAAATTCCAAATTGACCAGCGGTCAAATTCTGAGTTGATCCAGTGCTAGGTAAGGTATTGCCTACTGGTACAACAAAGAGGGAGGTTAGGGAAAAATCTGCCATTTTGTTTTATTTTTAAATTGTAAAAGTTATTCGTTTGTCTGTATTCTATACATTGAGCTTTGAACAGCAGACTGGTTTTCTGTATACATTGCAAGGTTTTGAACTGTCAAATCTAAAAGCTCATCTTCTAAATATGTTTCAAGTTCACAGTCTTGATCAAAAGACTCTTCACCATCAAACATTACATAACCAGTCTTGTTAATGTACACTGGGTATCTCATATAAGAAACATATATATCTTTTGGTGTAAATGTACCATCTGTAAATATAGATATCTCATCTGAGGATATGAAATTAAAAGTCTCTTGATATTCAAAAGAAGGCCTGTAATGTACATTTGTCAAAATGAATTGCAAATCACCATGCTTAGCCATATCTCTATTAATCCATATCTTTCTATCTATACATGGTCCTTTATCTGCTAATACATAACTATCAATGTAGAACATGTATTTTGGATCAAGTAGATGTATATTAGCAAACCACTGATGTAATTCATCATTCTTAAGTGTTAACTTAAGTGGTTGGTGATTATAAGTTACCACCAAACTTTGTAAGTCTTCATAACGTTTCTTAAACGCATCAAGACCCATTCCTGACACAGTACTAAAACCATCAACCTTTTGCTTTATAAGCTTAATCTGAGCCTCATTCAAAGCTAGGATTTTGTCTTCTAGGTTGATTTGCTGATGCTCATTAGTTGATAGTTTATTTAGTTTCTGATCAATCTTATATAATAAACTATCTACTGGGATCATATTGCAGCTAATTTTTTAGTTTTCAATTTGCCTTCTAATGTCAATAACTCATCTTGGTTATCTTCATCAGCAAGGAATTTAATTAATGCGTCTTCATCTACAGCAATCTCATACTCACCTTCGTAGATTCTACCATTAGGTTTAACTCTATAAACTGAGTGTGTAATTGCTTGTTTAATAAGATCTCTAATATGGAGTAATTGCTCTTTCATATCAGCAAACCTATTGAACACTTCTACTGTAGAAAGACCAGAGTATTTACCATTTTTGAATTCAGTTTGTTTCAAGATGTTATCCACTTGATTATAAACTACTTCTTCTTTAGTATCTTCTGTTACAGGTAAGCCTAAAAGTCTTGCAACTTTTTTCTTCTTCTCAGGAGTCATTGAATCAAACTTAGAGATTGCTTTGTTAATCAATTGTTTCTTTTTAAATACAATTGCATTTTCAATCTCATCATCAACAACATAAAACTGAGTGTCAGCAGCAAATTCACCACGCTCCCAAGCTTGGTAGCTAGAAGCTATTGTAGGATGTACTCTTAACCATGCAAAAGCTAATTCTTGAAAAGGGATATCTAAATCATAATAGTTATCACCATCCATTAACTTTACTGGTTGTACGTGCAGTTGATCATCTGTAGAAGTTGATAAACCATAGTTCCAAAACTTTGATCTTGGTCCTAAGTCAATGTCACCTAACATTTGTTCTAACTTTGCTCGTAATGCAGTTACTCTTTCTGTTTCTAATTGTCTTTCTAAAGGATCACTAATACGTCTAATATAAGAAGCATTAGCATCAAGACCTGTTCTGTATTGTCCATCAAGTTCCTTGTAAGGATATTTGAATACACCAGTTCCAGGGATTCTTGTCATTCCTTTAGCAGCAAGCCCACCTTGCATTGTTTGTAACTGAGAATTATTGTACTCCTTCTTAATAGTGGAGATTTTTCCTGTCTTACCCATAATATGTAGTTGTTGTTTGGTTTGTTTGCAAATGGTCCCCATCGAAGGGAATGCAATTAAGAATTTCTTAATCCATCCATTTGTGTTTGAGAAGACTCCCCCACTTGGAGGAGTGGGGGGGGATTCTTCTCGGTTATTTTTGTTTCCAGTGGAAACAGGCCTATGATACTGAGATCATAGGGGGTAGATTAGAATTGTGGTATTTCCTCAATCAACACAGTTCTAGATAAATCTTCAATGAAAACATCACAACGATCTTTCATCCAAATTTCATATCCAGGGAATTTGTTCGCAGAACTCATACCTTGAGACTTAGCAAAGCCTAAGTGGTGACGAGTACCATCGATATAACCCCAAGTCATAGAAGGTGCACCCTTCATACGTACTTCACGAATGTTGTTAATCATAGAACCATCAGACATTGGAGATACATCAAACACCATAAATACTGGAGTTGATTTCTTGTTCTGTCCGAATTCTAAGTTTGTTTGTGGAAGGTCTAATTCTTTTAAGTGAATTAACTCAACACGACCAGTCTCACGTGTAACCATTGCATCGAATGCAAAGTTGTAAGTGATGTGTTGACCTTCTCCTTGCATATAACGATTACCGCTATCTGCCATGAAAGTTAAACCTGAGTTTAATGCATCATTCTTCAAAGCTTGTTGGAATACATCGAATCCAGCTTCATTAGTGTACATTTTAACTCTACGATCCTTAACGTCCACACGTCTGTAGAATAAGTCACCAAACACTGAAAG